CAAACCTGGGATGTCGTTAGCGTCAGCATCAATAACCCAATCTATAATCCGAGCCTCTGCAGGTAAATCCTGTCCAAAAAGCACGATTGTAGAATCGGCTGCCAAAGCTGAAGCTTCGTAAGTGTCAATCAAAGTCTTGACTAACCCCCCTACTTCTTCAGGCTCTATACTGTTTACTGTTCCTGTTCTTTTTAATGTTCTATTTACTCCATATACATCAGCCATAATATTGTCTCCTTTCTTATACTACCTATAAGTAGTCTATTCTGTACATTCAACTCTAACAACTCTCTTCTCTTCTAACCTTGTTGCGCCATAAGATTGTCCTGCATAAATCTGTGCTGAGAAATGTCTTCCGGGAAAAACGTCAATAGATGCCTTCATATCCAACCAAGTTCCTAGAACCATTCCGTCTCTGTGGTAAGCGTGGCAATACTGAGTTGTAGAGGATTTTTCCAATCTCTCGGTTTGTTTAAGCATAAACCCGCAAAGAGTTCCTACCTGGCCATTAACTAAAGCTTTAACCTGAGCGTAATCAGCGCTTGTTACTTCTGAGATTGCAAGTAAATCTTCAACTTGGTCAGCACTAAGAGCTAGGTATCTGTTGTCATCTTCAACTTCATTAGAGTCAAGAATCTTCTTAGCTTCACGAATCTTAACCATATTCATACCAGCAGAGCTATGAACTATGATTTGTGTAGAAGGTAGGGAGACTGAGGAAGTTCCAGCTTTTCCATAATATGCTAATGCTGAGAAAGCTGTGCAGACTACTTCGTCTTTAGCTCTTGCTAAAGCGCCTGCGTTGTTCATAACAATAGGAGAGGTAGGGTCTTTAGCCATCATAACCTTATCCATATTGTCAACTAAAGGTGCTTTGTAAAAGTAACGTGGAACTATCTTTCTACGATCATAACTAGGGTCAGTATTAACTACGACCTCGTTACGAGAAAGTTTTTCTTGTGCATCGGTAGATGCTAACTGCTCTTGGAAAGCCATCTCTCCAGCGCAATCAGGTTTCTGAAACACTGTGTTAGCAATCTTAACTAACTTTTGCTGAACAAGCAGTGTTATATTGTCGCTGTACTGCCTAATCAATATACTGTCAACACTCATTTTCTCCTCCTTGTAATTAAACCTTGAATATAATGAGCTTCAGGTTGTCCTTACGGGCCTTGAAAGCTGTAAACTTTCGGGCCTCTTATTAAGAGGTTATCCGTTGTGATTAGTTGTAACCAGCGTAGTAAGCGGGGATTTCTCTTATCCGCTTCTATGCTCCTGACATCTTATACAACTCTTGCATCCTTCCTGTAGTCTTGGCATCACCTGCCCAATACTTGTGTTCTGGATGACTTGCGTCCATATAAGCGTGCTTCGGGTCTGCCATTACTCTCTTTATCTCCATAGCTGCAGCATCAGGGGTAATCAATGTTCCTGAGATACCTACCTTGTCTAATCCTTCTTCGCTTAGATTCTCACCTATGTTCGCAAGTAAAGCTAGCATATTAGGGTCATTCCCATATGCAGCGGCTATTGCTTTCCCTTGTTCCTTATCTCCAAAGGTGTTTAATACCTTATTTGCTAGTGCTACATTCTGGTCATAAGCAGCACCCCATTTACTTCTTAAAGCCATTGAGGCATCTTCTGACGCTTTATTCTTAGCAGTGGTTGTCTGTTGCTGTCCGTCATTAAGAGTGCTTGCTAGTTTATCCATTACGAAACTAAACTGATGAGGTAGCATTCCTGCCTTCTTACATTCAGCTTTGAACCCTGCTACAAACTGAGGGTCTAATCCTACACCGTCAGGGAGTTTAAAATTCTCGCTTGTCTTATAATCATTAGCATCTTTGGGAGCGCCTAAAGCTCCAAGGACTCTGTCTAATTCACCGTCTGCGTAAGTACCGTCTGAGTTCTTACGAGGGGCGGGGATTTTATCGTGCCCCATATATTTCTCTATTTCAGAATAACCCTTCATAACATCACCGGGCATCTTCCAACCCTTTGCTGCTAATGTAGCTTTCTGGCTATCGTCTAAACCTGATGTCCATTCTGGGTTCTGGGTTTTTCCAGCTAGTTCGTTATGACCTTTAATCAAATCTCCAACGTTGTTATACCCTGCCATACTTGCATGCTCTAACGCTTCCTTTGGGATACTGTCAATCATTTCCTGTGGTAATCCTTCTAAACTTAACGGCATTTTACTTCACTCCTTCGGACCCCTGTTGCCCAATCGGTTGGACAAGGGTTGCCCATGCTTTTTTAAATACTGAACTCCATCTATTCTTAGGGACTTTAGATAGGTCTATATCGGATATAGGTTTTATCCTATCTTTCTTATCCATATCAAAGTCCACGAAATCTCTTCTTTTGTGTCTCTTAATGTAATTCCCGTCTCTTAAACAAACTATTGCTGTGTGGAAGTTCTCTCTTATTAACTCAGCGTTTTCTGTGAAAGCTCCTACTAACACCCTCATTTCAACCCCTCCACTATATCGTCTACTTCTCGGTTGAGAAGGTTTGTAATATATACATAGATACTTCTTCTACCTTCGTTCATTGCCATTTTAACCGGGTCAGGGTCGTAAGTAGTTACCTCTACGAAGCAACGCCTCTTTAGGTCGTTTAAGACCTTCTGTCCGTCCTCCCCGTCAAAAACTCTGTGATAGACATTCTGGTTCTCAGTGATAGAGGCTACTAATTCCTTTTCGTGTGCTTTGTTCTTTCTTGTAAAATCTATCATTCTCTTATTTTACCTTCTTTGATGTAGCCCTTGATTTTTTATAATATTCAAAGTATTCTTCCCAATCTGCACAGCATTGGTTATAACCACTTATTTCCCCTCTCTCTCTTTCACTTAATCTATCACAGACCATAGGAGAATTAAATGTCATCTCTGGTTTTTTTAAATCTCTATCTTTGCCTATCATTCTTGTTCGTTTATCCTTTGAAGAGTTTTTAGTTCTCCACTCCAGTTATTCATGCAATCGTTGTTTAAAATACCTGCTATGGCACAGGCTCTAATCCAATTACCCTTGCCGAAGTATGTAGCAAAGTTCCCGGTAATCTGTTTTTCTTTTGGTAGTTCATAAGCACAGACAAAGGTTTCACACCTACTCTCAACTTCTTTTATCAACTCATCAAGTGGGACTAATGGTAAATTTAAAAACTCACTCATATTTATTCTTTACCTGCTGCTTCTGCCATAGCTAAATCTTTATCGGCGGCTGCTCCTTCTCTAACTGTTTCTGTACCAGATTTCACCATTTCTAGTTGAGCCATCATCTGTTGTTGTTCTGCTCTCCCTTCTCGAATGTCGGCAACTTCCGCGTCATCACGGATAACTTTCGGGTTAGTGTAAGTAAGTTGTGCGATGTAGTCAACTGTTGCATCGAAGTCTATCTTATCAAATACCTCTGGTTTAACCTGTCCTAGACCAGCTATAATCTCAAAGGCTTGGGTGAAGTTCTGTAACTCTAAAGACTTCTGTGCTCTGGCTAGAGGTGATAAGTATTCTATTTGGTAATCCTCACCCTGTAACGAAGGTGGTAAGGGAGGTAAACGGTTACTACGAGCAAGGATTGAGTAAGCTCTTTCTATAACCGGGCTTAACTTCTCTCGCATTATATTCCCTATTGCCGAACCTAAGAGTTGCATTCTCTGGTTGTTACGGACATTGACTTCAAAAGCTGTCATCTTTCCTACTTGTTGGAATAGGATAAATAAATCATTGTATAAGGCTTTTTGTACTGCCTCTTGTTTGTATTTCACATATTCTAGTCCTAGATAGACATTAGCCCCTGTGTTAATAGGGGTGATGTGTTCATTAGGATAACCACTGTTTTTTAAATTCTTTCCACCGGGATTGAAGTTGTAAGGTTTTAAGAACGCCTCATCTGGGATTTCAAGTGGTGGTAGGATAGAGAACTGAGCGCCTAGGATGTTAGTCTTTTCAAGCTGATTAAGCATTTTAATATCAGGTAATATATTCATTACCGGGGATGCGCCATAAGGGGAGAGTTTCATCTTGGAGAATCTGGTCCCGTGGAATGGGAACTCATTATACCCCTTCTCCCGGACTATTGTTTTAAATTCTCTATCTATCCATAGAGCGGCGTAAGGCATATTCTTAGCATCTTTCTTATTAGGATTGTACACATCTCTAGGGAAGACACAGAAGATATAACGGAATTTGGTATTAAAGTCATTCTTGATATAACACTCTCTGGGTTTAGAACCTGCCTTCTCACCGAACTTGTTGATAGCCTGTTCACAGTTGAACTCATACTCCATATAGGCTTTGTTAACCCTTCCTTGGGAGTCAGTATCTATGCAGATGTTTTCCATTGGGACAGAGTCAAATCTAATCCCATCCTTCTCGTCTATCTCGGAGTACATGACATCAGTACCTATCGAGCCTAGATTAAGATAACTCTCTACGTCCTCTTGGTAGAAATTAGACCCGTTGATTAAATGATATATCTCATCCTCTACGTCTTTAAGGTAATCTCTTGCCTCTTTGTCTCCTGCGATTAGCTTCTGATTCCTTGAAGTGATAGAGAACCATTTAGTCTGAGGGCTAGACATATAAGCCTGCATACCTGCTGCGAAGTACGAAAGACCTACAATTGCGGTAGAGTCGTATATATCAGTAGGCATTTGGTCACCTATGTTCATAACCTTCGTAATGTACGCTTTACGGGGTAGAGAGTAATAAGTCAAGTCTTGCCAGTAAGCCTCAAGAGAAGCTCTGGCTGATTTCATATTTTCGTATATTCTAATATGTCGTGTGCCTAAATCTTCTGCCATATTTAACCCCCCAATAACGATTTCTTCCCAACTGTGGCTTCATCACTTAGCCCTAGTGGAGAGGTGAATACTGTCTTAGTAATAGCTTGCTTTCTTTTCTTTACTGTCGCGGCTGCTGATTTAGTTGCCTCTGCTTCAGAGAGAGCTATTCTCTTCTCAGTTTCAGTTTGTTTCTGTTCTGCCTTCTGGACTTGTTCGTCTTGATATTCTAACATTTGTTTTTGTTGTTTCCCTGCTTGCTTGGAAGCATACATTTGAGTACCGACAGTCGCTCCAGTTGTTGCAACAGTTGCTGCTATCAGCCATCCTAAGCCTATTTCAACTCCCATCTTTGTTCCTCCTCATTACAATGTATTTACCATACGGAGTATCTACATTATTTATACATTTTAATCCTAATCTTCTACACACTAAAGTAGCACCCCTATTCACTAAAGGGTGTGTTGTCCAAATCTCTGACTCTATGTTATTAGATATAAAATCAATCAATAGTTTTGCTGCCTTGTAGCTATAGTCTCCTTTTGAGTTTAGTTTCTTAGCTAATTTATCATCCTTATAGGCGTGTAACCAAATCTTATCGTGGAGGTATGTAAAGTAAACCACCCCACCCTTACGTTTACTAGCTTTATCATATATAGACCAAAAGTACCCACTTCCTTTAGCGTATATATCTTCAATAATCCTTTTGTTAATCTTAGTATATTTACTCTTTACCACTAGGTTAGTAAGATACTCCTCATCACCACTGTTCTCAAAAGGAACGCATCTCACTACATCATCTTCTAGTATTGGTAATTTAACTTTTATCATATCCAAGGCCTTACTGGATCGTGATAACCTGAAACTCCTACCTTATCCGCATATCTCCCTGTTAGGGGGTCGTATCCTGTAATCTCTCTAGCCATTCCTTGTGGTCTATCTGAGCTTGATGTTACTGGTGGTTTAGCTATTTGATTCTGCATAGCCAGAGAGTCTATTAAATCAGTATATAAAGACTTGAATCCGTCTTGGGTTACGCCTAGCATTTCATTCTCTAACTCTGGAAGCCAAGAGGCATTCTCTGGCATTAGGACTGTATGTCCTGCGACTCGGGGTGCGAGCATCTTCACTCGTTCTAGTTTGTTCCCTTCTTTGGCGTGTTCTATTGGGATTATGTTAAAGAAGACATTTCTCATCTGCATTTCCTTCATTATAAAGGGTTCGAGCATTTGTTTAAACCAGCCCTTCTCTATCCCGAAAGGGAGTCTCCTGTGATTTCCGTTATAGGGGATGTATTTAATTACTGCAGCGAATATCTGATTTATCATCTCATCTGACTTCCAACGACCGTAAATCACGTCTGCTATTATCCAGCGGTTGTCTTCTGTTACTGCGTTAACACAGATAGCCCGATAACAGGCACTGGGGTCAACACTTGAAGCACCGTCTAGAGTTAAGAACCAGTTACAGTTCTGGGTGATTTTATCCAGATAGAGGTAGGAGAATCTTACTAAATCATTGAGGTTAAAGATACGGTTCTCAGGTGTTACGGCTTCGCACATTCTCTCACGCATCCAAACATCCAGCTGTCCTAGAGTCCTATAAGACTGTCTTTCTTTGTTTATAAACTCCATTGAGAACATCTCAGGCCATGAGGGAAGCCCGGACTTATTAAGTACAGCGACCTTTCTTGTTTTGAATCCTAGTTCTTTAGCGTTATTGAATACACGTTCTATGATACACTTCTCCCCGAGGTTGTTACCGATTAGGATTATCTTAGTTGTTTTACCTAGAAATTTAACATCGGATAAGAACCACTCCCAGTCATGCTTTAATACTGTTTCACTTCGGGAGTCTTCAGTGCTTTGAGGGTCATCGGCAATGACAATTTTAGGTCTACGGTCTATATTAGCCAATCCACGAATAGCTGAACCCTTACCATAAGACTCTATACGGACATTGAATACTCTTCCTTCTGCGTCTTTAACGTCTACTGAGAACACCTTAGCTGACTTCTGTTTGACTTCTACGACATTAGCACAAAGGACAGGGTTGGATAGGTACTCTGTCTCTATCTCTAGGAGCTTGTCGGAGGCTAGTGTGGCGTTGTCTTTAATCAGGACGATGTAATCTCTGTCTTCAGTGGGGAACATTAGACAGTAAAGGGGGAAGGCTCTTAGTACGTAATTACCTTTAGCACTCTGTCTAAAGCCTTCTATGGCAAAGTTACCGGGTTCGTTTAATAGTATGTTAGACCAATCGTAATGATATGGGGCTGGTGGGACTTCGTCTTTACCGTTGACTAAGAGATAATACCTGAAGTTGACAAGGTTGTCTTCAGCTAGGTTTACTCTTTCTTTTAGTTCTTGAGTTTGTTCAGCTGATAAGTTCATAATATATAAAACTAATCCTTGTAGAGCCTGAGTTAAGACCTTTCTCCCTAGATACTATCTAAAGATAAGGAATTAAAGGTATATCTCACGACAACACCTATCTACAAGGATTTTAATTGCTTATTTCTAAGTCCAATGTATTCAACTTCGATTATGTACATCTAGGTCGAGGCGGCCAGTCTTACTCAGGTTTATACGCCCGTCAATCCTCTCTATGTTCCTAAGAACTCATGCTTTATTTCAGCAGTCGATAGTGTTGACTAAGCTAACTCTACCGTAGAAACGCTTTTATTATTTTCTCACTTCACTCATCTTGATATCATTCCTAAACAATATTGCACCGATATGGCTAAGAGCTTTGCTATAACCGTTGACCTCTATGCTAGATAGTTCTGTCATACATAATAGCTTGTTTAATGCCCTGTATGCTTTGAGTAATTCCTCTATTTTATCAGTCGTTGTTGGGAGTTCCATTAATGTTTCCTCACCTTTACCATTTCATCAGAGATAAAAGGAAGTCCTGCTTTGTACATCTTTCTCCATTCTATTCTCTCTCTTATCATTAACTCTTTGGCTCTATCGAACCTTCCGTAGTCTGTATCTGCTATTAGGGCGTTAATAATCCTTTTTAATTCTTTCTTGGTATCGTCTGCTAATCCTATACTGTTCTTACTCCACCAGTCTATACTCTCTTCTAACATCTTCTGATGTTCTGATGATACCTTGCTCTTCTCAAAGATACATCGCATAGCTGTATAGTGCATTTCGTCTATTGTTAATATCTCTTTTCCGTTAATCTTTACTAACATGCTCTACCCTATTGGTCCCACTATTGGTTTCTAGTTTAGGCTTTGATATTATGTTCTCGAAGAATTGATTGTGTCCTATGTGGATTATTGGTTTCTCACCTTCTATCTCGTGTTTTAATTGTAATTGTAAGTCGGCTGGGTCTTTTCTACTTTGGTCGGCAACCTTGATTGCTCGTTTAATCCAATGCACACGCTTACTTTTCTCCCATTCTACTTGAACTTTTAAGAAATCAGGATTTGCAAATAGTATTTGGTTTACGCGTCTATTTGTCACCCCAAACATTTCCCCTATTTCTTCAGTAGTCTTTAAGTCATCAGCCCATAAAGCGCATATCTTTGCGTCTCTTAGTTTGTTCCTGCCAACTATTTTATCTGGTAATTTCATCTGTTTATTCTGTATTGACTGTTGTTATAATCTTGGTAATTATTGTCTATCTTGTAGATACTGTCATCATAGCGTCTTTCTTGGCTTTGATAACTGCGTGGGGTGAATTGACTATCGGGGTATCTTGCGATTTGTAGGTCTCTAGTTGAGGAAAAGCATACGAGTATTAGTAACATTGGAAGGAAGTATTTCATTCATCTCCTTTTGGGTCTTCTGTTGGGTCTTCTGCGTCAAGGAAAACCACGAATAATATTATTGCTCCTAGTATAAATCCTATTATATAATTCATAAATACAAGCCCGGATAATTAGCCCGAGCTTCTTGGTTTCTCACTCAGCAAGGTATTTTTTATCGAGTCCTGCCTTAAACCTCTGGTTTTAGCTCATTTTACCTATGTGAGATTATCTTTTAAAAGAACTACGGTTTGCAAGTTAGCTTCACTTACCATAAACTACTTCACCGCCAAGCAGGTTATAAACACAGTCGGCTGTTAGTTTTGGGGCAACAACCTCTAATCCCGTCATATATACACTGTATAAATACAAGTCGGTGACAGATTCGTTTCAGAGGATAGCTTTTCCTCTCGTCGGGCTTTAAACCTCTTCTGCCCTTCCGACATAACCCCATTCAAGCCCTTTCGGGAGTCAAATGGGGAACAATTTAAAAGAACAAGTCGGCTGTTAGTCTTTGTTAAATCATTAAAGCCTTTTGGCTTCACCGACATTGACCTCCCAATCTAGCCACTGGCATGGAGCCAAATAACAAACCCGAGGGTTATTTCAATCGAGAGGAACCTTTAAAAGAACGAATGTTGCTACCAATACCTAGGCACACCAATAACTATAAGACTAAGCCCACCGCTGTTGGGGCTGTTAAATCATATGAGTGTCCCCAGATTGATGGACTTTTATAAAACGGATATTCAAAGAACTCTGATCCATATTTCTTTATCTCTTCGGTGCAAGGGGAGCAAAGACGGTTGTGTATTCCTTGACTGTGAAAAACTTTTTTGCATCTTAAGCATTCATATTTATTCATAATGCTCTCTTCCAACTCCTACTTTATTATACTATATATAGTGGTTGCTGTCAATAGCGTTGTATAAGTGTAATGTTTTCAATGACTTGTTGATGCAAGAATAACTGCTGAAACTCACCACTTTGGATAATATCTTTTTTGAAAATAAATAAGAAATAGGGTTGACAGGATACAGAAGTGTGATAAGATAATAACAATTGAGATGAAGTATGAATAATAAACATACAATTAGAAACAATAAATCCTCGGCGGGAAGTCTCTGCCTTCTGGCAATGCTTCATCTCAAACCGTCGGGGGTTTTATTTTAGGAGGTATCTATGGTATGTTTAAGCATTTTTCTCGCAATTGTGGCTACTGTGGGTTACGCTATTTACTTAGGGTGTAGATAATCCTTGACATTTAAAAGTAATCTGGTAAGATAATCTATGTGGACAACAAACAATCAAACTATAATCCAAAAAACAATAATCCCAGGGGGAGAGTTCTATCCAGTAATGGGTAGTCCTTCAGCGTTGTCCACGCTCCTCCTGGGTCTTTTATATTATGAGCAAGAGAAAGAAACCAGAAGCACCTCGTTTTGTAATGGTGTATTCAGATTTATTAAAGGATAAAACTTGGAGAAAATTATCAAACTCAGCAAAAGTTTTATATATTTATCTGAGAAACAAGTTTAATAAGGAAACATTAAACATACTAACTTTAACATATACAGAAATGAAAGATGTGATGAGTACAGCGACTATGAGCAAAGGATTAAAGGAACTTACAAAAGCAGATTTTATAGAGGTAACTAAAATGGGTGGTCTTTTTGGGGGGTCTTGCAGATATAAGTTAAAGGGCGAGTTCAGATGGTTCTATTACACTGTTAGTGGGAGAAGGTTTAAGATAGGTTAGAGGGTATACACTGCATATTAATATATATGTCTTTAGAAACTAAAGAAGAATTAGAGCGAAAAAGTCAATAGAATGGTAAAAAAGGAAAATAACAAGCAGAAAGTTCTTTAGAAACTAAAGAAGATTAGATAAAAGTTCTTTAGAAACTAAAGTTGAGGTATGAGATATGGAGAAAGTAAAGCGAGAGAAAACTAAAGAAGATTTAATTTTAGCAAGCGTCTACTCCTCTGGGTTTAATATATACCAATGTATAAATAGGCTTAAAAAACAACTCGGCTTCGATAAAGAATTTAAATTCCCTGAAGAAGTTATAGTAAAAGTATGTATGCAATACGCTAAAGACAGGAAACAAGTAAGAAATCAATGGTCTTGGTTTATCAAAGTACTCGCACAAGAGAGTGAAAAACATTACGCTGAAGAAAATATAAGAGTAAACGAAACAAGCAAAGGATTGTCTATGTGCCAGAAAGTTAGGGATTTAGTCAATGGGATAACAGACAACAGAGTCAAGGAAGTGGAGAGGGAGTTTGGGGGTAGGGAATGAAACTATTATTAGGCAACTGCATAGACAAAATGAAAGAGTTACCAGAGAACTCAGTTGATACTATTATTACTGATCCTCCTTATGGTCTATCGTTTATGGGTAAGAAGTGGGATTATGATGTTCCTAGTCTTGATATATGGGGTGAGTGTCTAAGAGTCTTAAAGCCCGGTGGAACAGCCCTAATCTTCGCTGGCTCAAGAACTCAACATCGTATGGCTTGCAATATAGAGGACTCAGGGTTTATACTTAAAGACTGTATGCTTTGGATTTATGGATCGGGATTTCCTAAGGCTACTGATATTAGTAAGCAGTTGGATAAGAAAATGGGAGTAGAACATCCAAAAAATACTCCGATAAGTGGCAATACTTCAATGAGTGGTGCTAATTATACAAGAAATAAAATGGAAGTTAAAAGTGAAGAAGCCAAACTCTGGAACGGCTGGAAATCACACGGACTTAAACCTGCCTATGAGCCTATCCTAG